CTAAAACGTAGTTTCCGTTATGAAAATTTATTTGGTTGTTATGTAGGTCCTCTGGATCTTTCTTCGATATTGGAAATTCCATGCTGGACTAAAAAAGCAAATGGAATTGAAATTTTCTATGATAACTTGAATGTTTTTATACGTGAATTATCGATACACGATAGTGACACGTTTAATTATTATTCTAAGGCAATCCGCAAGGCATTATCTTCCAAAGGTATTGATACCGAACGCACACAAATATACAAAAGTAGAAAAGTCCTCATGGTAAATGAATTGGGCTTCAATACTTTTTAGGTATCTTGTGCCAAGTAATCAATACTTAAAATGGCGTCTATCTTGCCAAAAGATAGGGTACTGCTAGCCTTTAGCAGATGTGCTCATGCATTGCATGAGATACTAAGTATTTCGATGTTAGAAGAATTATACAAAAGAATGTTACACAAAGTTCTTCTTCCCGTGTACTTTTAAAGGTCTGGGGTATTTACTCCTACTTCCAGGATGGACCGTGAGCAGCCCTCACAATATCCAGGAACCCCTTCTCGATTTTTGAGCCTGAGTCAGCTCATTTATTTAAAATTTGACTTGCTGCAAAACAAACAGAGATGTCCACCTCTCAAAGCGTGGAAAATACGCCAACAAATTCTTCGGAAGTTGCTGGCACCAGAGTACGTGATAGTATCACTACTTTCGTCGAGGACGCAGGCGTTAATGTGTCCAAAACTTCTATGCCTTCAGTTATTGCCAAGGATTATTACAGTAATGCATCTGGCGATACTCCTCAAGATATTAAAACATTTTTGGGAGTTCCTAAAGTTATACAATCGGGAAATTTATCAATTACGGATACATCCACTACTTTTCCTGAAATTCTATGTCCCACGGATATTCTGTTGAATAATATCTTCAAAGATAAAATTAAAGGTTATCTTGGTATGCGCTTTAAAATGGTGTTTACTTTAAACGTAAACGCTGAAAGATTTCAACAGGGACGTTATCGTCTATGTTATGTACCCTTAGGTGGGTGTAGAACATCTGATGCTACGCTCTGGGTAAATCAACACACAGCCACTTTGATCCAACGATCCAACTTGCCTGGTGTTGATATTGATTTAAATTGTGACACTACAGCAGTACTAGAAATTCCATTTAGTATGGCTGCCGACTTTTATGTCTTTAAAAACCTTCTTTCCGATCAGAGAGTGGGTTCATTAAGACTCTTTCCATATTCACCTATGGAAAGTCTTTCTGGATCAACTAGTTGTTCATACACTTTGTGGGCTCATTTTGATGATGTGGAATTGATTGGTAGAGTAGTTCCTTTTGAATTACAAGCTCCCAGATTCAAATCTTCCACTAAGAAGAAGAATCAAACCGCTTCAGATGTTGAAGCAAAAAAAAACAGGAGTAGGAGCTATTTCTTCTGTTGCTTTTCAGATTTCTAGAGCAGCTAAGTATTTCAATCCTGTGCCAGTATTGGGTGATTATACTTCCAAATTGGCTTGGGCTTCTGATATTATTGGAAATTCGGCCTCAGTTTTCGGTTGGTCTTCGCCTGCTAATTTAGCTCCCAGTGTACAGGTAATGAGATCAAGATTGTATGGATCAACGAATATCAACAAAGCAGATTTCACACCACCATTATCCTTACAAAGTGATAATCAAGTGGATGTATTGCCAGGTGCTTTTGGTACTGATGTCGATGAGCTAGATATTTCTCATTTTGTTGGAATACCAACTTATCATGGTACTTATGCTATGACTACTTCAAATCTTGTTAATGATATTATTTTAGATATACCTGTTACGCCCAGAATTGGAAAAATCTCAGTTGATGGTGTTCATAACAGGCTCGATACAGGACCTTTAGGTTATATTAATCGTAAGTTTAAGTACTGGCGAGGTGGTATCGTCTATAAGTTTAAGATTGTCAAAACAGAATTCCATTCAGGCAGGGTAGCTATTTGGTTTATGCCAGGATCTTTAGCCTCTGCAGCAACGAATTCTACAGAAAATAGTGGATATACTAATAGAACCATTATTGATTTGAGAGAACATAGTGAATTCACAATCACAGTTCCTTATATAGCGGAAACTCCTTATCTCGAGTATAATAAAAACACTGGACAACTTAGAATGGGTATAGTGGATAGATTGGTAGCACCTAGCACCGTTCCTTCCAATATACAATTTATCATTGAAGTTTCGGGTGCTCCAGATATGGAATTTGCCGTTCCTTATTGTACACCATTTGTGTATCCTGAAACTGTAACTTTACAATCTCCATTAAATGAATCACATACTTGTGAAATATTTACTGGTAATGTTGGAAACATGTCTGATACTAAATTTCAAGTCAGCACGGCTTCGGCTGCTATTGGCGAGAAAATTATTAACTTGAGAACATTATTAAAGAAATATCATTCTTTGGGATATTCAATTGATGGAAAACCATCAGGAAATAAGATTATTTTGAGACCCTTTAGTAGTGATGTTTTTGCACCAGCTGCTCCCATCACCAGATGGAATGATCTATATGGTGACTTAAATGGTATGTTCATGTATAGTAGAGGTGGTGTCAGATATAAATCAATACCTGATGGCGTCAAAACTGGTAATTGGGTTGTCAGAACTGGATATCCAGCTACGGGTTCTTACGCTTATAACTACGCTCAACAAGCGGGAACAGATACCCAACCTTTGAGCAAAACTTTAATGGAATCTAATTATGTATTTGCTGCTATGGATGAAAATTCGAGTATCGAATTTTCTTTTCCACAGTATAGTAAATCACATTCCAGATTAGGAATATTCCATATGACTGGTGCCAATAGATTCACTCTTCGCAACCAACCTGGAGCTTCTGAAATTACAGCAGAAATCACTCAGGCAGTTGACGTACCAGCAGATAGGGACGATATTAGTCCCGCATTTTTGAGGGCAGGAGCAGACGACGTAAATTTTGGGTTGTTTGTTTCTATTCCTCCCCTCTACTATAATTAGGTGGTAGCCCTTAGCTACCAGTGTGGCGCACTATAAAGCTAATCCTTCGAGTTTTCGGTTTCTCAAGGATACAAGAAATAACCTCCGATGAAATATGGTTATAATTGGTACTGTAATAGTATTGTTAAGAAGCATTAAGAAATAAAAGTTGTAGTCAACTTTTGCGAATCCACAAAATGGGCTAGTGAAATTGATCGCTTATCCTTTTGTTTCGTTTCACCGCCAAGTACGGGTAGATTTGGTTTTTAGGGGTAAAACCCTAAAACTGAATTTTTTATTAAAATTG